TTAATCATAAGCGTCATCAAGATTAGAAAAATCGTCAGCTAACCAAAACCAGTATCCACCTTTACAATTAAAAATATTTTCCAATAACTCACTAAAGGAAAGAGCTAGAACGGGACATTCACCTGGCGAGGCGTGTATATCCCAAAAACTGTCGTAGCATTTACCGATACGATTCTCACCGAGGCCAATCGATATTCTTTGCTCAGATCCGGCTTCGGCTATGATGTACCAGTCATTTGATATGTCATTTTCAGGTATGTATTCTTCCCAGCCTTCAGGTAGTATTACTGGGTTAGATGATACTAGGTTATCAGGGCTAACGATTTCCATCGCATAATCGGTACCGACAAAGAACTTAATACCTCCGCACTCCCTATAAAATTCTTTTAAATCTTCAGGTAAAGAGTGTTCACCACTAATTTCAGGTAAACCTGATGGGGGAAAACAATACAACTCTTTGAATTTCTAATTTTCTCTAGTAACGAATTCATATTTATTTTCCGTAAGTATATCTATTAAAACTATTGTAGAAATTCTGTCTAGCCGCCATCGGAACATTCGCAGCATCGAACCGCCTCTCCGCCATTTTTTGCATTTGTCTAGGCGAAAGGTTCTTAGCTTGACTCCGTACAGATCCCATAGTTTCTTTTAAATAATCATTTCCTGCTCTATGTGCTGCTTTGTGTCCATTAACACTAAGAGCCATAGTCGGATTTTCAGCCGCTCTACTTTTGTATCCAGAAATATTTTTTTGCCCAAACATCGTTAACACCGTGGTGATTTACAAAGGGGGAGTTAGTTGTTTCTGGACGTGATAGCGTATCGGTTCACATTAGATTCATATTGTTAAATAGAGCTGTTTTTAGAGAAAAGTCATACTAGGTTGGCCTTTGTGGTCTTAAAATCGTTTCTTGGGGCTATTTGACAGGTATAATAAGTGAGGTAACGACTCGTAATCGGTGGTTGTATTTATAAGTATGGAAATCAGCATGATTAAAAATAAAACAGATTTTATTGAATGGATTGATCTTCAATTAGATGTGGAAATCCCAGATGATATTATTGCCTTCAATATAAATATTTATGAGTCACCATTTAACATCGAAATAATTGGTTCGAGTGAATATACACCAGATGACGATGATTGGGCGTGTAATGAGGATTGGATTCCAGTTAAAAGGATTTCACAGATTTCTGATAAGTTATTTGAAGATTCATGGCAAAAAGCTGAGTTAAATATTATATCATTTACAGAATCCTATCTTTCTTCAAATTCTAAAAATGTAAATAAATTAAAATTAGCGAAGGCACTTACTGTAGGATTTGTTGATGGTGATTTGAATTACGTACAGTAAGTCATAATATTTGTTATACGAATTCCATAAAGGTCGCCATTGGTGGCCTTTGTTGTATCTGGACGTTATGTGGTATCGGATCACATAAGGTTGAATATGTTAAATGACCGCCAATTGAGGCGGTATTTTTGTATGCGGTGAAGATTTAAAATAAAGCTGTAATATATGGGTTCGTATAAATATATTAACGATTAAACACCTCTTTTTTTGGCGGCTTTAAGGTTTAGTAAGGAATAGTAAATGAAAATATTGATAACAGGCTCTGCGGGTCGAGTTGGGCGTGCAATCTATATCAAGTTAATGCGCACACATAATGTAGTTGGCATTGATAGAACACCTTGCTCAACGGCTGATTTTGTTGGTGATATTCGAGATGATGTTTTAATCAGTGAAGCTCTCAAAAATATTGACGTTATTATTCATACAGCCGCTCTTCATGCACCTCATGTTGGATTAGTGACTGACAAAGATTTTCAATCTATTAATGTAGACGCAACCGAGCAGCTTGCTCTAGCGGGTATAAAAGCTGGCGTTAAGCATTTTATCTTTACTAGTACAACAGCCTTATATGGCTATGCATCAACCCCAATTGGTATTACGGGATGGGTTAATGAACAAGTAAACCCAAAGCCAAAATCGATCTACCATAAAAGTAAAATAGCCGCAGAAACAAAGCTCAAAGAAATTTCAAATCAGTTCAATCTTCCAGTGACAGTATTGCAAATGTCTAGGTGCTTTCCTGAACATGCAGATTTAATGGCGGTATTTCGCTTAACTCGTGGTATAGATGCTCGTGACGTAGCAAATGCTCATTTATGTGCGGTGGAAAAACGGCTACGTGGTTTTAATCGATTTATAATTTCAGGAACAACTCCTTTTAGTCGTACTGATTGCAAGAGTTTGTATGATGATGCTAAGTTTGTTATTGCGCAAAAGTGTCCTGAAATAGCTTCAGCGTTTAAACAAAGAGGTTGGGATTTACCCGATACTTTAGATCGTGTTTATGATTCATCGTCAGCACAGAATAAGTTAGGTTGGCTACCTATTTATGGTTTTGATAGTGTATTGGAAATGTTAGATGCTGAAATAGCAGAAGTCTTACCAATTTCAAAGCGCAACTAATAAACATTGTAAGTCTTCAAGTTACCTTTAACTCGTCACTCCCAGTACACATAAAACTTTCTTACGTTAAAAGACCGCCCATAGAGGCGGTCTTTTTGTATCTGGACGTTACCACGTATCTGTATCGGATCGCTTTAGGTTCAATATGTTAAATACAGCTATTTATGGTTAATAAAACTTGTTAGATAATAAAATGATAGTTTCTGTATGAGTTTCCCTCCTGAAAGTTATATAAAGCGCTCTCAAATCACATAAATGCATTCATATGATTGATTATAGCCACAACACAAATGATAATAACAATCACTACTATTTACAGAAAAGAGATATATAAATTATGTTACGATCACTTTGTATTGGCTCATTATTGCTTACGAGTGCAACGAGTGTATTTGCATCTTCTATTGAAGAGATTAATGATACGGCAGACTCTATGTATTACTTTTCAAAGTATTGTGCTAGTGAGTTTCACAAGTTAAAGGTATCCTCTCCTGATGCTTGGATTGGAACGATGGAAAGATGGTCTAATGTGAATGGTAGTTTTGGTTATAATTACCATGTATTACACGCTCCTAATTACTTTACTACCCAGCAGCTTGGAACTATATTATTAACTGCGAAGCCGATTGCCAATCCACCGGCAGACGGTAGCAGTTATCGCTTTAGCTGTATCAAACAGTAATAATATAATCCATATAGCCACTTTAAGTGGCAGAGCCTTATGACAACTCACTGTTCTAGATTGGGCAATACTTTTATTTCGTTAGCCGATGATCATAATGTCGATACTTACTCTGCCTCCATTAGCAGAAACGACCGTCCATTATGGCGTTTTTTTATCTGTATTCTAGGTAAGTGGTATTAGACATAATTAAGAAATCACGAATTTGCATGGTTTCCATAATATAAAACAAACACCTTTACATACAATTAATGTTACTTTTGATAACTTATTTTTAACTATAACATATTGAATTTATAGATAAAAAAACACTACTTATCTGGATTGAATCTAATCCGTCACTTACAACCATTTGATATATAATGATTAAGAGACCTTATTTCAGGGACTTAGCCACTTCTTAATTACATTAAATTAGCGTCTCTAAATCGTCATCTACTGACTGTATAACTCCATAATATTAAATTTAATTGTATACACATACAGTTACCTTGCTTATTACTAACGAATATAAGTATCGTTAATGTATCATAAAAATTTTACAGGCTAATTAGGAACATAGGTGCATCTTAGTAAATAGTTCTATTTTTAAGCAAATGATTATTAGAACATTTAGTAATATACTTCCATTGCTGTAATACGAATTAAAAAAGTGTATATTCTTTCAAATAAAACAGTTAGATAGTTAAAATTTCATTATACGAATAAGGGAAATATGAAATTACCAATTACTCTTGCAATAATATTGGCTTGTGCTGCAGCTATAACTATAATTTGGGTTACCAATCAAGATTTTACCCTTGATACATCCACCACAATTATTGTATATGTAGTGACCGCATTAGGCGGTTTAGTTTCAGCAGTTTTTGTTGTATATGGATATTTTGTGAGTTTATCTGTATTTAAAGAGTCCCAGAAACCAAAATTACTATTGAATATTCACAATCAACGTGCAATTCTCGATTCGACAAATGAGAATGTTCACCAGACTATTATTCGGTATGCGAATATCAGCCAAAATGAATGTAAAGGCCTGACATTAAAACTAACATTAATTGGTGGTAGTGAATCTTTTGATATTCCTGGATTATTCACTCCAATTATTAATATTGGAATAAATGATGATAGATGTAGATCTTTTCCGACTTTTGTATATTTTCGTAATAATGGTATTCCTGAATCTGTAATAAGAGATCTAACTCAATATAAATTAAGAGCTAGCTATTCATATACTATTATGAAAGAAGAAATAAGTAGTTATTATGATTATGTCTGGAATGAAAGTAGAGAGTTATGGGATGTAGCATAATAATGTGAAATTTAATCAACATTATTACTTATAAGCAAATTACATATTTGACATAATCTTTGACAGATAAAAAAATGTCATATTAATTATAAATATCGAGGCAACATTGAAAATACCATCAAGTTTTATTTCAGAAGAAATATTCATACTCAAACAATTCAATAATATGCAAGAGTCTCAAATCTCAAACTTTATAGATAATCTTGAGCAACAGATTCAAACAACTGCTACAAATCAATGGCTGTATACTAATGACGGCAATATGGAGTTAGATATTGTTCCCGTAGAGCATATCGAAGGATTAACTGATAGTGATTATAATATTCGAGAAATAGTAACAACGTTCATGCCTACTTATCAACGACAAGCGATGCTCCTAACACTGTGGGGAGCTTTCGAACATGAAATAGAAAAAGCGTATTTACATGTTTCGGAAAGAAAATTCCTTCCAAAACAAAAAAAGTAAGTAAATTCAAACATATAGTCAATTCTTTTTATCATCTAAATCTCCCAGCCACACCATCTAACGACTATAGAGAAGCAATAAATACTCTTGACAATGAAGTTCGAATTATTCGAAATATATGGGCTCATAACAATGGGTACGATACAAAGAATAACATCCCTAGCAGTACTCAAGGCATAGTGAAAATAAACAATCTAATTTCTATAGACTATACATACATAACTAAAGTAACTGACTTAATGATCGCCATCTCTAATGAATTAAATGCCTCAATACTTATTAAGTAATCGTAACCAATTTAACTCTTTTACATACACGTTACGCATCACGCTCTACCCTTCACCACCGAAAATGGTCTAAATCACCAACCTCGGTGGTGGTGGCTAAGAAGGCCTGAAAATTTTTATTTCCCGAGAGTCGGACTCGTTAGCACAATTTGCTCTTTCGGAAGAACCTAGACATTAATTCCTATCTAAACCAATGAACCCCGTAGCAATATCTTTCAATAAACTTTCCAGCTGCTCTGCGAATAAAATAGTTACGCCATCAACATCTTTAAAATCTTCTTCTGGATGATCATCTTCAAGACAACGAGTGACAATGACGTATTTATCTATAACAGTGAAGTTTTCATTATTCCAGTAATCAGCTTTTTGAATTTGTTTAATCGCGCCATCACTCATTAATCCACGGTAATCCTTCACTTGGATAGCAATACCGTAACTCTTCCCAAGTAAACCCGGTAATGTAATGAGGATATCCGTACCATGATCCTTCTCAGCAGGCCCACCAGTACGCTCAACTAAAATTGGCTCAGGTAAAATCTTTCTAATACCTTCAACTAATGCGTATTCCCACTCTTCATTAGAAAATTGCTTATTCATCTGTTGATAGAAACTATTATAAAAATTCGTTTGTTCAAGAGATTTACTTATATTATCAGTAAGAAGATTATTGAAACGGTTACTAAAACCAATCGAATCAATTAAAAGTTCATTATGATTAATAAGCGCTTCAATACTGTCTTTACAATGACTCATATTCCAAAAGCGATTAACCTGTTTTAAGCTCGCTCTTAGATCCCCCAATACGTTCGTATTTGTTCTATTAAAACTTTTAATCAAACGAGCAGGGAAAATATGCCCAAAGTCCTCTAGCTCAGGATGAATGGAAAAATCATAACCTTCATCAAAATCTTGTGTCGCCTCAACGATTGCAACTTCATTCCATGTTGGTAATCGAGGTACTAATAATATGTCACCTTTCTTTACCTTACGAAAAATAGGTAGATTGCGACGAGCGCCACTATCCATCGTGAGCTGCCTTAGATTCTGCTCATCATCCCATCCCCAACCCTGTCTTAACTTACCTTCTGCCAACTCTTGACGGAAAAAGTCAATCTTCGTTTTATCAATTCGGTAACCCCAATAATTTCTAGACATTTAACGCACCCTAAACTAAGTAAAATAAGCGCGCAGTTTAATCTTACTATTTCTAAAACAAAGATATATAAAACAAAACTCATACAGTAATCACAATAATCTACTCATAATGCTGATAAACAAATTCAAGCCCGCCATTCATTCGAATATGGCCACCTCTAACTAAATACCCTCTTTCCCAAACCATCTTCAACAAAGTACTCGCCCACGAACTCGACAAATCACAACGCTCGGCAATCTGCTCTGCTGTTACCTTTTCACCAGGCATAATCGATTGCAGAACTTTTAACTGAGTTTTACTCAATTTGATTAGGCCAACTTGATGAGGAACAACGCGAGCTGCTCCCATCAAATTTGCGTTGATTTGTTCGTTTTTCGTACAAATCTGCATTCTTATTATCATCCGCTGAGGTTTATAATGAAAAGTGGCTTCAAGCCAGTCTGGATAAGGGTTTATCGAGCATTGGATTTTGAATCGAGACAGGTGCTAGACAGGTACACCATCCTTTTTTAAGCCATTTATGGTACGTTTCTAACGCTTCTTTCTTCTGTAACTCCATATGTGTATGGATATAGGCTTGATCTAACTTATCTCGAGCATGGTTAAGCAGTGATTCACAAACAATGTAATCAACCCCTAATTCCGCCCATATTGAACGAGCACGCTTTCTAAGATCATGGGCACTCCATGCTTTCTTTGATACGCCTCGTACCCATTCGCTGGCTTTAGCACTGTGGATTGGCTGATTATTCCAACGAGATAACGGGAACAAGTGATCACTGTTATAGCCTAGCCCACGTTGCCATGCTTGATATGAGCGTAATAGTTCAATCATCTCAGTGGTAAGTGGATAGCTCATTGCTACGTCGTTCTTGGCATCTTCTTTAGGAATGAACCATCGCTTTTCAATAAAACTGATGTTCTTCCATAAAACCTTTCTAGTTTCACCAATACGAGAACCATGCGCTAACATCATCATCAGTAATAATCGTTGTGGTGGTTGCTGTTGGCCAATCGCCGGCAATATATCAATAAGGTCTTCAGTATTCACTCGGCAGCCTTTTATTTGGGCTTCTGTAACAGAGAAAGTCTCAGGGAAAAACGTCTTAAATTGAACTTCTGATAGTGGATTAGCGGTGATATGTTTCAATCGTCTAGCAATAGAGAAAGCCGTTTTCAATAGGAAGAAGTTCGCCCTCACATAACTCACTGAATAGCCTTGCTCAAACATAGGCTGAATCAAGGCACTGTCTATCTTTTGATGGTCCATATCCGTGATAGCAACCCCATGAAATAGGCTCATTACATGAGTTTCAGCCATACTTTTTAGATTATTCAATCGCTCTTTCGTGGAACGCTTTAAGGCACATTGCCGCTAAACATGCCAATCAACCAACTGATCTACTATTTCAAATCGATTGGGTTGTAATCCTTGGCCAGAGAATGACACTTGATCAACAGAACATTAACCTTTGAAGGCGCGAGGGAAAGTGTCATCAAGCAGCACTAATCCTTCAGCAAAAATGGTAGGATTAGATGGCGCTTCAATGCTGATTTTTCGTCCTTGGCGTTGCATTTTTCTAAGTTCTGCAGCACACGCTTGTTCTGCTTCCTTCTTGGTGTTCTTATCTTTACCTAATGACTTGAACGGTTTACTCCCCACTTTGACTTGTTGCCGGCTTCCATCTGCAGTCGAACTATAAAAAGCCTTAACACCATTAAAATCTTGTCGACCATCTAGCTCTGCAGACACATAACAAAGTCACTATTGCCAGGATGATTCACCACCGGGAGTGACAGCGTAACGCTTTCAATACTCTTACCTGAAGCACTACGTTGTTCACCCATTGGCACAAAGATAAACTGCCCTTCAACAGGTTTCGCTATTGCATCATAAGACTTGGCCAAGCGTTCATAAATGCCGGCGTACTTTCATCAGAACGATCTATATGCTCGATTTCAATTTTTTGTAATCGCGGATGGACAAAAACATCAAAGCCATGAGGGGTAAGACAGTCATACACGACTTGTCCTACTGTTGTTTTATCCCAACTGCACGACTTACGTTCACGATAACCACTTTCATCCTTGATAGAGAAAGGCGCAACCGTGAGGACTAATGTGATCTCTCGTGGGTATAAACTCACAGACCGTTTTGATATCTGAAAACTATCACGGACAACATCACCTAATCGCACTGAATAACGTTCACCTTTGGGTGGCAGTCCATCAACATCATCAGAGCTCACCACCAAAGTGACGTTATCGCCTTCGGTACCATTACCATCATTTAACCGCCACTACTTTAAACGGTCCAAAATCAAATCAGCATTATTGCCTATTAAATTAAACATTCCTTAATCCCATGATTTAGTGACACGTTGAGTTTTAAGTACCTGCTTTACTTGAGGGAACACCATCTGTACTTTTGCCTTTTTCTACCACGTTAATCTGGGCATTACCCATGGTGTACTTACCCAAAGAACGCGATAACACCCCATGCTCACCTTTCACTTTTAATGACCAACTGAGCTTTTCTAAGCCAACAGTATCTTCAGAAGCAACAAATGCCCCTTCATTATTGGCTAACTTGGCTTTCACTTCCGGCGGCGTAAAGTCCACAATTTCATTCATCAATGGTACAGATTCAACCTGCGCCGTAATACGCATACGAATACGATCAGCCATTTACCACCTCATCAAGCCATGCTGCAATTAACCCGTTATCGACACTCATTTCATACACCATGTGTTCATTAGACGAATAGCGGCCATAGTTCACACATAGGAACCATCGACCTGCAGTATAGTTTTCTAGATTATTCTTAGTCGGATGAAGAAAGGCTTTAAACACTGGAATAACGGTCTGCGCGACTAAGTCCTGTCCCCAATTGGTTAAACGATCAACAACTTGCTGCATGAACTCTTCAGTCAGTTGTTTCCCTAATAACGGTTGGCTAGTTTCTTCTAACTTACGTGCCATCAAGTCTTCTAAGCCAACATGAGAGATAAAACGTCCGGTATTAGTAGGTTACCAATGAAACCGCCCATCCGTGTATGCGCTATTGTCACCACACCATGTTTATTCAGAAAGTTCGCTTGAGTAGTTTTATCATTGATTTTATAGGCAATATTACGGGCGGTTTCATCACGCCCTATTAACGCTAACTTTTGTCCTACCGCTTTTGAATGAAAACCTGGGGCGGCAATAATGGTTGGTGTTTCAGGGCAAGCCTTAACGGTTTCCAAACCACGAATGGCACCGGTTGCTGAATCCACACCACCAATCACATTCGCTTCGGTTACTGCAGTATTCGCACCGACTTCTACCACCGTGACATAAAGCGCGCATTTCACATACTCAAACAAGTAACGCACCACTGTAGGTAATGAACCTTGACGATTACCGGTTGAATCTAGTGTCATCATTGCATCAGCATAATTCCATAACCGTGTTGGTTCGTTATAAGCCATGGTGCCGCGTTTATCAGGAGCCGTACCTACCAAGTGCACGACTTGTTGCGCTAATGGCCCCAT